TCCCGTTACATCTCTAATCATATTTAGATAATGGTTGTACGAACTTATTAAACTAGCCATCTTAGCCTGACCACTGTTAGTACCCAGCTCCTGTATTGGAACTCTAGCATTATTAAATTCACCATCCTGAGTATAACTTCTCCCAATGACACTACCCGTTTGAAAATATAGCTTTAATGCGTCTTCTGGATTGTAAGCAGCTCCTGTTCCCAAATCTACTTCGTTTAATCCATCGGCATCTATAAATACACCATCAGGCACTACTCTAGATATAACTTGTTGTAATTTAAGATGAACTATTTGTATTAAATCAGCAAACGTGATCATTCTTCTTACTAAAGATTCAATTACGCCCTTATACATTCTTGGAGCAGCTCCGATATAATTAGGCAAAGCATACTGAGAAGCTGACTTAGGTCTAACCATGTTCTTAGATAACTCCCACTTTAATACTTTTTGAGTACCCATCACCATAATACCTTCGTACCAGACATCTATTCTTTTTTCTAACTTCTCAAATCTTTCTTGTTCTTCTACTGGTGGATTGAAGTCATCATCTTTTCTAATTACCTTTTCACCACCATTATCCATATACTTTTTCTTATAAACCATTTTTTTTGTGGTCTTATAATTGTAGTATAGTAAAGTGACTACATCTTTTTGAAACATACTATCCTGATAAGGTCTAATAATTCCATAGTAGTTATACCATAAAGATGACATTTGAGATATTTCCTCCATCTCTTCTAAACTGATATCTGGATTTATCTTAGCTAGCTCTGTTATTGGAACTTGTTTTACTTCTCCAAAATAAAAGCAATCATCAAAAGTAGGGCTTTCTGTATAGCTATAAACTAATGAAGCTGGATCTACGTATTCTATTGAAACACCTGAATTAGGTAGAAACTGGTGCTTTACAAATGAAGTGCCTAAAACCATAAGGTCATAGTTCATTTGCTTCTGTATCCTTTGTTTGTAATGGTTCTGTTCTAGTAATGTGTCTATAGCTTCTTCTTCAGCAATTTCAATCGCTGGCTTATAGTTCATTTGCATATATAGTGCTAACTCCTGCTCGCTTTCCGGTAGGTCTTGCTTAGGTGTATTAAACATATCTATACCGAACATAGCTTCTGTTGCCTCTAACATAGGTTTAGCAATCATATCTGCTTCTACAATTTCCTGAAACTTATGTTTTTTCTCAGCAGACATAGCGTCTTGAGCCACCGCTTTTACATCAAATAATCTATCAGCCATTCCATTAACTACAATGTCAACAAACTTAGGAATGATAGGAACTGGTGTCCAATCTAGATTTAAATAACTTAAGTCTCCATCTACAGATATCTCGTTTTTATATTTACCTATAGGTTGTTCTCCCCTAGCATATAGTCTTAATCTATGAAACTCTACCCACTGATCATAAAACCTGCAACTATTACCACTTCTCTTAAACCATTCATACTGTATTGATTCTCCTACTTGTCTACCGTATTCGATAGTTTCTTTTTCTGAGTCTGTTGCTGATTGGTTTGGGAAGTTGGTTTGGTTAATTATAACTGATGGTTCTTTCATTTTTACTTTATAATAGTGCTCAATGTACCTTTATTACTATATCTTGCAAAGTTAATGCTTATTTTTGATTCTTTCTTGGGAACATGATACAAGTGTTTTTGATTAGCCATTATAGCTAGACCTGAACTTATTGTAGCGTCATATTTAGTCCTGTTGTTTATATTAAATTTAGCCCAATCTTCTAGAGTTCTAGTGAAGTACATGGAACCCATTTCATCTGGATCTCTATACACTGAATCTAAATCTAATCCTACATATTTCTCTATGTAAGACTCCACAGCTGCAGCATGAGCTTGTTTTACCGCTTCTGATGAGTTTGGTATCCCTCCAAGTTCTTTTTCTGTCTTAGAGAGCGTTGTTTTACTTTTGTCAGGTCTGTTTATTGAAAAGGCTCTGTAACCTCGGTTTTTAAAATGGTAAAGCAATCTAGGTTTATTATTCTCAATTAAAATAGGCATACCATAAAAAACACAAGCCATAAGCACGTCTTCAAAAAATATTTCTGCAGTTTGTGGTCTAGCTACATATTCTAAAAAAAACTCATTGCTAGGAGCTTCATCCATATTAAACTTTGTTAGTCCATGCAGAGCTCCATTTGATCCAATACCACCTACAGTCCCAGAAATATCATAACTATCGCATCCAAACGAACCTAAGTGTTCATTGCCAGGGTAAAACATATTAGACCTATTTATAACTCTGTTTTGTAGCTCAGGTTTTGGAGTCCAAGAAACTAAAAATCTTCCTTTTCTGTCCGGAACCCATATAACCTTGGTATCTTGTATTCCATCTTTCCAAACAAACTTTCCTTTAGTAATATACCTTTGTTTAATGAGAGAATCGTTGTAGTCTATTTGCTGATATATTTTAGTTAGATTAAACAAAGACTGCTTACTTTCATCTCTAAACGCATGTGATTCTGTTCTAGGAAACTGTCTGTAAAATTCATTAAGAGCATCTGCATCATTCTTTAAAGACTCTACCTCATTCTCCCAGTATTGAACAACACCTAAACTTATTTTTTCTTGATCTGTTCCTATTATTGGTTTTTCAGGAGTGTCTAAAACAGCATGTCCAAATTCATCTATGTATCCCTCAAAATTATACTCCATTGGAATAAATAATGAATACAACCCGGACTTAGTTTGACCATTAGCATTTCTACTAGTTACATCAGAATCACTATATAATTTTTTAAAGTTTTCACCACCTTTATCTAAAGCATTAGAAGTAGATCCCATCATACATTTCCCAACTATTTTACTACCTAATCTTAAACAGGTTTTAGTTACCCTCCAGTTATTTAATATATTTTCAGGCTTATCCCACTTACCACTTTCATCGTGTATTAATAATAGTAATTTTTCTCCATCATAAGAGTTGTCAGAAGTGTTCTTCCAATCTAATACAGTATCAAGCCCATCCATCACAAGCTCGTCTGTTTTACCCATGTTTTTTTTGGTTATTTTACTTGCTGGAACTCGGTATGCTAATTCTGTTTTAGGTTTGTCCATTCCGTCTTGAATAGGTTTAAAGAAGAAAGGATAGTTGTTGGATATAGGAACCACTTTGTCGGTAAACATTTTCTTAGCATCGCCTCCAGTTTTAGATAATATACCTACTCTAGCATCTCTAGTAATAGTTCCTTGGTTAACAGCTTCGCATGAACTCATAAATGAAAACCCTGAACGCCTGTTTTTTAAGTAACACATTCCAAAACTTCTTTTGTCTAACTTACAAGCTTCCCAAAATAAATAAAATATTCTATTAGATTCTCTGAAATCTGGTTTACCTACATCTATCTTAGTCCAATTCAAATACATATAGTGAGTCCCTGTGATGTAAGTAGATTCTCCGTTATTTGTAAACCAATATCCCTTTTCTCTTTTTTCAAACTCTTCCTCAATATAATCTACCCACTTTGACTTAAATGTATTGTCTCTTTTTTGCCAATCAAATATTGTTTTAATACCAGATAATTCTTTAGGTATGTCCTCTGCTTTCCATTTATTATATCTGCTATTTATTGTTTTTGGTTCTTTTGGTAATCCTATTTTTAGACCTTGCACATCATACACCTCTCCTAAAGTTCCATCTTTAGATATAATTACAATGTCATACTTTTCGTTGTATCCGTAATCCCAAGTCTTAGATTTGTTCTTATTGGTTATTACAGTTTTAGGTACAACTTCAGTTATAACTTTATGTAGTCTATTTTGATCTTTTTTCTGCAAACCCTTGATAAGCCTCTTTTTTTATTGTTCTCTCTTCTAGCATAGCTTGCTCTTCTTGTATTCTTTTAAGTATTTCAAAAGCATCAAATATGGCCAGCTTCTTAGTAGCTGCTGCGTTTTTTAATCTATCTGCCGCTAAATCATCTTCAGCATCGTACTTTATGATATCTTCTTTGGCTACTTTAATAAGTTCTCTTACCGCTATTTCTCCAGCTTGGATAATGTCTTCTTTTAATTTTTTTACACTTATATCAATACGCATACATCTTTTGTTTTCATTCTGTATAGAGTCTCTCCTTCTACCTTAAATTCGTATTCTGATTCAGGCAAGAAACAAACATCATCTCCTTCTAATATATCTAAAGATACCAATTCTTTGTTTCCATACTTTACTTTTCCTACTAATTGCTTATTTCTATCCACAGACAATATAACATCTTTTTCTTTTTCAGTTGGCTTAATAAAACAATAATCACCAACAGAGTTCCATTTATCTTTGCTTTTGTGTAAATATACTTGTTCTATATCTACTATGTATAAATCATCTTTAAAGTGGCATGGACCGCTTTTTTCTACACCTTTCATGTCATAGTATTTTCTAAAAACATTATGGTGTATTACTACTGTGTCTCCTTTATTAATGTCCTTGTTAAAACTCCAAAGAATAGGTATTTCTTCTACTATTGCAAATCTATTGGTAGTAGTATGATCTTCTTGAGAAGCACTTGTAATTAACTTACCATCTCCATGCTTGCTTAAATTATCATAGCGTTGACCTCCTTGAGGCTTCACTATAAAACAATAGGGAGATTTCATGTTAGTAATTTACATTGTATTCTAAGGAAGTTGGCATAGCTATACTAAAACTTTTCCAAAGAAAAACCTCGTTCTTTTTATTTTCTATATAAACTTGTATTTCACCATCTTTTGACTGTCTTATTACATGTATGGTGTATGTTCTTAATACTGGCTGTCCCACTATATAGTTCATAGAAGACTTATAGTCTGATCCCACAGACACTTTTCTTATATATTCCATTTTATTATATTTTACTACACCACATTAAGTGATGTTTTTATCCTTCTAAAACTTTTACTTTAGCTTCTAAAGATTCTATTTTTTCTTGCATTTTCTTAAAAGCGCCAAACATTGATCTAAGTATCTGTTCTTCATTCATTGTTTTGAAATCATCTACCACAACTGATCCAGCTAAAACATCTTGAACTCTATCTCCAGGTTTTATTTTGGTTTTACCATCAGATGCTAATATTTCAGATTTTCCACTGTAATTTACCCAAGTAGTTAATTCTGTATTTGTAACTGATTTAGGAAAAATCGTTTCTACTTCTTGAGCTAAAAACCCTAACTTAGTAGTATCAGAACTAGGATCTCTAAAAACTTCTTCTTTGTAGTTAAATCTTTTTAGTTTTAAGTTTTTAATATTATTGTAACATATATCAAGATCAGCGTCTATAATGTTTTCTTTATATCTTTCGTCTGAACCTGTTTGCCAAGTTGAACCTCCTGCTTTTATAGCATACTCACCAGCAATTTGAAAATTTCCTGATATATATAAACCACCGTTAGATTTGGTTGGTGCAGCATTTGTTTTTGTATTATTAACATACAGAATCATTTGATCATTAGTAGGACCGCTGAAGTTTATTGAAGATGTTTGGCTACTTTGGTTGGCTATATAAAAAGGCGTATCACCTGTATTATTTACATTAAGATCAATCGAGCCATAAGTATCATAATTTGTTATATCTAATACGCTAGATCCATCTGAAGTTCTGCCTCTTAACTTTAATTGAGTTGTTGCTGTGGCTGAGTTTATTGTAAATCTTTGATTGGCAAAATTACTTCCTGGTACCTCATCAAAACCAACATTCAACTGAGTGCTGTTTGAAGAACCAATACAAAACGTATCCGAATGAGAGTATAAAGGTTTATACATGTTTATGGCATCACTTACAGTGTTTGATAATGGTGCAGAATCACCAATATTAATAGAACTAGTAATAGTGCCAGTGCCAGCGTTGTTATTTTGGATATTAATAACGCCATTATTTGCTTGTGTTGATAAATTAATAGCTCCGTTAGATGTGTTCAATGCATTTAAGTTTACTGAATCATCACTACTTAAGTTAAGAGCACCACCGGAGCTGATTAAAGTTGATAAATTAGTAGTGCTTCCTAAAGACAATGCACCAGCAGTAGCTTCAGTTCCTATTTTAATCTGATGAGTGGCAGAGTTTGAAATGATTTCTGTTAGTTCTTCTACTGTTGGACCAGTTGAAGCGGGAGTGTATTTAATTGGAGCACTACCTAATACACCTGGATTTGCACCTGTTGTCCAATAAGCCATTCTACCTATTGTACCTGATCCCGGACCACTAGCATCTAAACCAAATTCAAATCCTGTAGCTCCTGCATTAACTTTTAAAACTTCACCTGCGTTACCTAAAGTTGTTAAGCCTGTTCCTCCATTAGCAAAGCCCAAAGAACCACCTAAAGTAAATGTTCCTGTATTAACTATAGGGCTTACCGTATCGCTAGTAAATGTTAATCCTGTTGATGCCCCACTCATTCCTACACTAGTAACCGTTCCTGACCCTGGACTAAAAGCATTTAAATTAGCTATATCTTGAAGCGTAAATGTTTTAGTATTGTTATTATCGCTAACATCTGTGCCAATTACATAATCAGTAGGTGATGCTGCAGCATTAGGGTATGAGGTAGTGTTACTTATTTTCGCCATTTTCTTATATTATAGTATAATATTCTAAAACTCCTTTTACGGTAAATGGTACAGGTGCTCCCGACCAAAGACCGTCAACATATTCCATATTAAGAGGAAAAGAAGTTAAATTTTTAAAAGTAAAAAGTCTAAAAGAAGTTGCATCTGCTATGCCTCCTACAAATTGATTTGTTGCTGATGTTGGTGATGTGCTCGCTATACTTACCGTCCCTCTAGCTCCATTTCCTTGAGAAGCGTTAAGAGGTAATCCTGCTACCCTAGCGATAGCGTATCCAGTTGCAGCGGTAGTTACTGTAATCTCAAAAAAAGCACTAACCTTGTTTCCTACTTGAACGTAATAACCAGCAGAGGTATATACTGGAGCAGTTGCAGAACCAGAAACAAAAGCAATAGGAGTCCATGTTCCCGTAGAATACACAGCTCCCTCAACCTCTCCTGGCGCTAAATTAGCTATTTCTTGAAGAGTGAAATTTTTAGTATTGTTATTATCGCTTACATCTGTACCAATCACGTAATCATCAGATGCAGCTGCAGCACTAGGGTATGAGGTAGTGTTACTTATTTTCGCCATTTTCTTTTTCTGTTATTTCTCCAGTTTTAATGTTTATGACAGAATCGAGTCCGTACTTTTCTATAAATTTATTTTCTAACTTATTAAAGTCTTCCTTTACATCATCAACCTCTTTTAGTAACATTGATTTCTGTAATTCTATTTCTCCCAATTGCATTTTATAACCTTGGAACGTGTTTTGTAATTCCTGTAACTGACTTAATTCTTCAGCTTCTAATTTATTTTTTTTCATTTGATTTAATTTAATTGTAATATTGCAAAGATAATCATTTTCTACGTGTTGAAGAGGAACCATAAAAATATCCAAAAATCGAAAGTGTTATCCCTTCACAGATTCCAATCAGATGGATCCAAATCTCTTTATTGTGCTCCGGAACCTCTAAGTAAACAATTGCATATACTAAAAAGGCGAAACAAGACAATCCTACCAAACCCGTTAAATTAAACATAAAATCGAATCGGTTTGCCTTAGCTAATTCTATTTCTCTATTTCTAGCAGAATCCCTATCATCAACCTCTAGCTTATATAGTTCTGTTACTTGATTATGAAGTTGTGCTTTTTCTTCTGGTGTTAAATCAGGGTCTTTCGATATAATATTTTTTAATATTCCCATGCTGCCAGAAGATGGCAACACATCACCTATAATTCCTAGTATTTTAGGAGCTTTTTCCTTTAGAAGTTTGCCTATCTTAGTGTCTTTTAGTTTCTTTTTCATCCGCTGCAGCTTTCACAATTTTCATCATCTATATTACATGTTCTTTCAGGAACTGGCTTATCCTGTAACTTCTTTAGCATTTTTTCAAACTCTGTCTCTTCTGTCATTTTCCTAAAAATAATCCTTCTATAAATGTTCCTATCCCTGTTATAAATACCGCTACAGAGGTCCAAAACTTTTTCTCTAGACCACGTATTCTTTTTTCGTGATCATTCTTTTGAATTTTTATTTCTTCAAGCTGAGATTTCATTACAGCCTGACCTTGCAAAAGTTGATTAATTTTCTCCTCCATATACTTTGTATTTAGTTTTTCCGCTTTTGTTTTTATAAGCCACTAATATTTTACCTCTTTGACTGCCGTCAGTATCGTAACTTACATGAACCCAAGATGGATTCTCTTCATTACCAAATTCCCATATTAACTGATCAAAGTCTAGGTTGTCTTTTATATAATGAAATACTTGTGAGTTATTAGGAGCATTAGCATAATCTCTGTCTATATCTATAGCTTCACCTTTGCAGTGTTGAGAAGTAGCAACGTATTCTCCATCTACCATCTTGTGAGCGCCCCCAATAGCCTTATTAAGGGACTTACTCCTGTATCCTGATGAAATGCTTATGGAAACTCCAAAATAATCTCTAATAGGTTGAAAAATCTTTTCTGCCAAAATCTTCATGTTCTCTATATGTTCCGCAGTAGGACTATTGTCTATTCCTTTTCTAGATGCAGTTTGACTCTTAGTCATTTCAGAAAGTGATAAGTTCTTAGATAGTTTCATTTTTTAATTCTATTTTTAGCAGTAAAGATAATACGTTCTTCCATTTTAGCTATTTTAATCTTTAATTGAACGTTTTCTTCTATTAATTCATTTATTTTTAGTTCTAATCCTTCAATTTTTTCCACCAGCATTTCAATATGACTATCCTCTTTTTTGGCGTTGATATCAATTTTCTTTTTAATAATATTCCAAACTTCCTTAATTCCTAACGCAGAAATCAAAGTGATTAAAATAGGATCATCCATATTACTAACTTGTTTCACTTTTAATAATTGTACTATTCTGATTCTTCTGATTCTGACCAAGCATCAGTTGCCATTAAAGCCAAAGCCTCTTCGTGAGTAAGCGTGCTAACCGGAACTAAAGATCCGCTTGTTATAAAACTTGGCTCTACCTGGTAGGATAATAACCCTTGAGTATTTGCTAAGTTTCTTCGCATTACTTGAGAAGTACTTTGATTAACTTGACTAAAGAAAACTTTATCTGTATCAGTTAAATTTATTACTATATATGTTGTCATTTTTATTTGTTTGTTAAGTTTTTACTATAAAGGATTACCAGTCGAGCTCCATCCGAGTGTTTCTACTAGATAGTCCCTAGCGTCACTAGCTTGAGTCCACGTCTCTGGCCAACTAGGATAAAGCGAAGAATAATTAGTTGTTGTACTTCCATTGTCATCTGAGTTAACAGTTCTATTGTCTTGGAAAATAAGACCACTTGTGTTTCCTAAACTTAAATTTTCAGGAGGATTCTCTACACCGTATAGATAAACAGCCCAACCAACCAGTGTGTCTGTATAGTTGTCATCTGAAAATGCTGCCGTAGTAGCAAAAATTTGACTAAGACTAGTAGTACTCTCATTTAGTTGCCAAGTTCTTAAATTTTGATTAAATGTAGAGTTACTTCGAAAAAAAGCAATAAAATTTGTACATGTGCTAACATCCCAAGCAGTATAAGCAGTGTTATAAGGATTAGGTGTGCTTATTTGCTTAGTTGACATGTCACTATTTATTTTAGATTGTTCAGTTAAATATCTAAACCCACTAGCAATTATATTACTGGTATCCCAGTTAGATATATTAGGATTGGTTCCTGTAAATCCAGTATCATAACTAATCATCTGAAATATTGTTGTGCACTCTTTTATGTCCCAAGCTATATAAGTACTTCCATTTGCTCTTGTAACTGTTTTTGTAGATAAATCTTGATCTAAACTCGACATACTCTCAAAAGCTTCGGACATAGCTCCTCTAGTTCTCCATTTAGAAAAAGAAGTTGAATTGAGTGAAGAACAATTACCAAACATTGCGGCTTGAGAAGTAAAAATATTGTCAGCAAAATTATCTAAATCAGTTGCAATAAAATTAGAGCAAAACCTAAACATTTGAGATGCACTGACAGCTTTGTTACTTACGTCCCATTTTTCAATATTTGGAATTGTTGTTATGCTGGAGCAACTTAGAAACATTGAGGCCATAGAGGTAAGAGAACTAAAGTCAGGTATATCTTGAGCTGTAATTATCATGTTTGTAGCGCTATTAAAATTAATTTGGATTCCATTAAAAGATTTTCCCCATTGTTTTAAATTGGATATATTAAGTCTACTCCCTGCACCATTAACCAAAAATCTACTAATCTTTCCGGCATCTGTTGATCTACCCCATTGTATTAAGGGTCTTGGATAAGTGTCAGTGTCATAAACGTGAGTAAGTCTAATATTACTAATAGTACCTGTTTGTTGAATAGCAGAGCCATCTCCCCAATCTATGCTAATGTCTCCTGAAGTATATAATATTGGTGTTGTAAAAGTGTAACTACTAGTTTCACCTGTTAAATCTAGTTCTGTCATCAATGG